GTTCCCAGCGGTCGAAGTTCTTCGGGTCCGTCGACTTGGTGATCGTCCAGTACAGGGCCTCGCCGAGCGTCCACGAGTCCTGCTCGCGGCGCACCCACTCGGCCGGGGTGATGTACGCGGTGATGGTCGTGCGGTCCTGCGGGATCAGCGCGTCGATGTTCACGCAGTCGACGGGCAGCAGGTACGTGTTCTGGTTGGCGTCGATCGTGACCTCGGACTCCGAGACGTACCACAGCCAATCCTTGGCGTGGGCCACGTCGCGGTACGAGTGATGCACGGCAGCGCGCAGGACGCGGTGCTCTTGGTCTTGGGCGCCGCCGCCCACGGACTGCATCAGGTAGTCGATCGCATCTTGCGCGCAGTAGTACATGTCAGCCTTCCTTCGGTCGTACACCGGCCAGACGATCCTTGGCGAACTGGATCACCTCGGGCGTCCAGTGCTGGGCGGCCATGTCCTTCACGGCTTGCGGGGCGTCATCGGGGAGCGGGCGGGCGGGGTGGTAGTTGCGAGCCCACAGACTGCCGCCACGGTCCTTGATCACGCCGATGGTCATGTTCTTTTGGAGGGTGACGTTCATCCGATCCTCGCGTCATCTGTAAGGTAGGTGAGCGTGAAAGTAACGCGGCCCGCTTCGTAAAGGCCAGTGCCTTTCACTGATATCTGGTCTGGTGGCGCCACCGTCGCGAAGCCGACCACGCCAGCGGTCGTGTGAACCAGCGGAGCCGCGAACTGCGCAGAATCCACGGAGAAGTTTTCGTCGTAGAACTGCGCGATTGAGAACGGCAGTAGGTCGATGCCGTAGATCGCGATTTCGCCTGCGGGCACTGCGTCGACTCCAAACTGAACAAGCACGGTGACTACTCGCCCAGTCCGCGACCAATGCCCATCCGGCGAACCAACCCCCACCGACCCCCCCGGAGTGAACGACCCGCTGAACTGCGTGTCGCCCTTCAGCATCAGCAGCCCATCGCTGCCGACCGTGAGGGTGTTGCCCGCGTCTTTGCTTGGCTCCGACGGGCCGGGTGGTCCCTTGAGGGATTGCCACCCGGACCCGTCATGGATGTAGGCGTTCTTCACCGGGTCACCTCCAAGAAGTTCGCGAGAACCTCAAACCGCTCTCGGGCCGATTCGCTGACCTCGTCGCCCTTGCGTACGTTGTCCTCGAACCACAGCGGCTGGAGGTTCCGCCAGTTGCAGGCGGCGAGGAGTTGAGGGCGGTCGGTCAGGTCGGCCTTCGACAGCGGATAAATGTGATCGATGCTCCACGTCCCGGGCCCGTGTCCGTAGTTGCCCCAGTTCATTCCGGGCTGGAACTCGGACTCTACGTGGAGCCTCATTGCATCGACGGTGCATCCAAGATCGCGTACGGCGGAGCCTGCCCGCTTCCCGCCAGAGACTGCGTACCTCAATCGGCAGCGAATCGCCTTCGAGAGGCGAAAGTTCGCATCGACGGAAAGCCTCCGTCGCTCGTACTCCCTCTTCTTTCCACTCGCCTGATGCCGCGCGGCCGCCGCACGGCCCTGACGACGGCGGCGTTCGGGGTCGGCGGCTCTGTATCGCGCCGCCGCCCTGCGGTCCAGTTCCTTGTGTCGCTCGCTGTTGGCGGCCTTCCAAGCAGCGGTGTGGTCAAGGCGTGCCGCCCACTCCTCCGGAGTTGCCTCCGACTTCTTCAGTCGCGACCGACACTTGGGGACGACCTTACCCCGGAGGGCGGCCACCTGCTCGTCGAATGACTTTTCGTCCATGACGAGATGGTAGCGCCCTCCGGCGGGAGGCGCAAGCAGCGGGTCGGCTTCTTGGTGGATGATCATCGGGTCAGTCCGTCTCCAGCCAGAAGTCCCCGATGGCAGCCGTGGCGGGCTGGGTCGGGCTCTTGGTCACGTTCACCGAACGGCCATCGGCACCGTCGGCACCGTCGGCGCCGTCGTCTCCCTTGTCGCCCTTGGAGCCGCTCGCTCCATCGGCGCCGTCGGCACCCTTCTTGGCGATCAGTTTCAGGTCGCCGGGTCCGATCAGGGCCGCCTTGGTCAGGCCGGAGACGATGTAGGTCTCGCCGCCGAACGTGACCACATCGTTGTTGTCGTACTCGGTCCCCGGGTCGTACTCGCCCTTGTAGGTCAGGCCGACGCCGTCCTTCCCGTCGGAACCCTTCGGCGTCAGCACAGCCCACGCGCCGGTGTCGGTGGTTTCCTCGTCACCGCCGCCCGTGAGGTAGACGAACGTCGTGCCGTTGAAGGTCACAACGTCGTTGGGGGCGTACTGGGCCCCAGCGTCCCACTCACCTTGGAACGTAAAGCCGACACCGTCGTCGCCCTTGGCACCGTCCTGACCGGGAGCCCCATCAGCACCGGGGGCACCATCGGCACCCTTGGGTCCACGGATGCCGCCGACGTTGTTCCACGCCGTGCCGCTCCAGACGAGGCCGTCGCCGGGGTTCGTGCCAGCCGGGAAGCCCGCCGGAACCGGATCGGGGACGAGCCACATGTCGCCCGTGGTCGGGGCAGCATCCGGCGGGTAGGCGGCGGCGGTGCCCTTGATGGTGACGCCCGAACCGTCCTTGCCGTCCACGCCGTCCTTGCCAGCGGGGCCGACGATCGAGACCCACGCGCTACCGTCGAAGATGCTGACGTTCTTTGCCATCGCTCTTTACCTCAAGGGGTGTTGCTGATCCATACGTCTCCAGCCTTTGCCGTCGCGGGCTGGGTGTTCTGCACGTTGACTGCGACCGACTCACCGGGGTCGCCTTTGTCGCCCTTGTCCCCCTTGGGTCCGGGCGCACCTCCACCGCTCCCACTGCTTATGGGTTCCCACTTTCCCGTCGCGGCGTTGAAGTAGTAGATGACTGCCATGTCAGTAGGCTGCCTTCCAGCGGATGCCCGAGAAGTTCGCCTCGCTCGACCGCGCGCCGGGACTACAAGAGATGTCGCGGCTCTTGCTGCTCACCGAGCAGTAGCCGTAGGTCACGGCAGAGCCGACGAGCCGCATCGCCAGCGGGTAGTTGGCGTCGATCTCCGCAAGGGGGAACTGTGGTGGAAGCCGGAGGGGGACCCACGCACCGCTGCCAGCACCGAATGACAGGGTGCCCTTGAGTTCGATGAACCCGCCGATCATCCTCGCCTGAATCTCGGTAGAGACAGACTCCTTCGCCCCATCCATGCGAACCATCCATGTCCAATCAATGTCGGGCGGCGGCATCTTCGTGCCACCGACGAGCATCAACTTCACCTCGTCAAGCACGGACTTCTTGAAGTCGGCCAACGCTGGATTGTTGATCGACGGTGAGCCTAGCGGGTTGATCGCGGTCAGCAGGTCGTCGATCTGCTTGCGCGAGTACAGCATCAACGCCATCTGGTTGTCGAAGTCAGCCTTGCTGAAGGCGTCGGTGATCCGCATGAAGCGGTCATCGGTCTGCTTCTGCGTGTAGACATCAGCCTTGAGGGGGTAGCGGAAGTCCGCTTCAGCCCGCGTGTAGATCGAGTCGAAGATCGTCTGGACTTGATTGCGGAGAAGGTCGAGGGCCTCAAGCCTGCCGTACCGGGTGTCGGCGGTTGCGAGCGTGACGTATGGGGCGAGGTCAATGACCGGAGCGGCCTTGCTCTCCAGCGTCTCGATGCGTGGCAGGAGGGCGTTGAGCGGTTCGAGGTCGGACTTGTAGACGAGGTACTCGTTGTCCATGCCGACGTTCAGGACGAGCCGCGCCCCGTAGCCTTCGCCCGTGTCCGTGTACGCGACGGCGACAGGTGGCAGCAACGTGTCGCCAAACCCGAAAGCCTGCGACACGACGGTCTTGGCGAGGAGCGGCTGCTCCTTGTCCTGCTTGCGGGCGTAACGGTCATCCGCCTCTGGACGGGTGTAGATCGAGTCGAACACCGCCTGCAACTGCGTGGTGATGAGCGTCGTGGTCGAGAGCGGGGCGAACTTACCGTCTACTTCCACCTTCGTGTAGGTGGCGGCCTGATCGGCCTTGAGGTCGATCTTCTCCTGCAACTGCCGCGCAGTCTCGGTGACGGCGAACAGCACTTGGTTCTGCACGGCATCAAGGTCTAGGGCACCCTCGTCCCGAGACGCCTTGATCGCGGCGTCAGTCTGGACAATGGTGTAGTAACCGTCGAGCGCGCCGGGCGAGCCGACCACTTCCTGCCACTGGCCGTTGCTGTGAACGTGGAGAGTCTTCATAGTCAGTAGGCGTATGCCTGTGCCCCGTTGAAGGAGGTTCCGGTGATCTTGCCGTCCCCGCAGATTGCAATGCCGCCGTCAGGCTGGAATCGCAAGAACACGCGACGGTATGCCACGCCGCTCTCAAAGCCGAACACCAACACGGTCTGCTCGACGGGCGGCTTCGGGAAGTTGGCCGGGAGCCTCTGCACAGTCGAGAGCGAGCCGATGGCGGTCATGGTGTAGGTCAACTCACCACGAAGTTGGATCATGCCGTTCAGGACACGGGCCTCGATCAGGCCAGAGCCCGCTACCTTCGTGCATGGCGCCCAATCAATGTCTGCCGGGACGGTCTTTCCGCCCGAGATCATCTTCCGCACCTCGTCCATGACGCTCTGGCGGAACGCAGCACATGCGGGATCGGAGAGACTGAGCGTTCCGAGTTGCTTGGCAGCGACTGAAGTGGTTGCGGGGGCCAGCCACAGGTCGCCGTCCTTGAGGTCGCCAGCCGGAGCGGTGGGGCTTTCGTAGACGGCAGGTCGCTCGCCGTCTGCTCCGGCAGGGAGATTGAACAGGTCAACCACGCCTACGGGAGCAAAGGGCTTGTCGAGTTCGTCGGACGCAAGCCGCAGCCACTGACCGCCGTCGTTCTGCGTCAGTGTCGAGGGGTTCTGCGGAGTCGGCAGGCCAGCCTCTGACTTGACGATCTTCGTGACCGAACGCACGGAGCCGTTGATCACGATGGTGGTCTGGTACTGCTGCCGCTGGATTGCGACGAGGGCACCGGAGCCATCGAAGTAGTGCAGGCCGTCAGCGTAGTCCTTGAAGGCGTCTTCGAGCCCTTGAGGCGTGGCGGCAGTCGGCTGTGGGGTTGTGCCCGCATGGCCGGTGATCGGCCCGTCGAGGCTGGCCGGAGGAATGGCCGCAATGGCGTCCGTGACGAACTGCTCGGTGGCGTAGCCGTTTAGGTCAACAGTCCCGCCCGTGACAACCCCGGCGATGGCCGCCGTAATGGCCGCATCCACCTCGGCCTTGGAGTACAGCGTGGCGATCTGGCCGTCCACGTAGGCGGTCGTGGCGTAGGCAGACAGGTCTACGGTCTGGAGCCCGCCGCCGGTCGGCAGCGCAGCCAGCAGGGCATCCACCTCGGCATCGGAGTAGTAGCCGACGATCCCCTTCGTCGGGTTGATCGCGCTGGCGAAGTTCTGGTGCGGAGTCGGCCGGTCAGGTGCGGGCATGGTTCACTCTGCGATGAGGGGCAGGAGGTAGCGCTTGCCGTTCACGATGATCGGAATGCCGCCAACGATGTCGGGCTGGTAGAAGTTCAGCCCGTCCGGCGCAAGGCCAATCGGCTGGCCGCTTGACTGCACCGTCGTGATGTCGTCGGCAAACGTGAGCACCGGGTCGCGCAGAGCGGCTGCCGCTGGCGACTCGATCAGCGGCAGCATGTACGTCTTGCCGTTCACCCGGATCGGCACAGCGCCGACGATGTCCGGCTGATGGAAGGTGAGGCCGTCCGGCGAGAGACCGATCGGCAGACCGTTGGCCTGCTCGGTCAGCATCGAGTCGGAGTACACGGGCGGGTTCGCGTTCGTGTACTCGCCCGTGACGGGCGTCACGGGGTCGCCGGTCGGGTCCACCCAAATGGCGCCGCCGCCGGTTGGGGCGGGCGGCTCGGTGTCCGAGATCAGCACGGGCTCGGCGAAGTACCAGCCGGTGCTCGGGTCGAGGTCGGACCGCAGGTAGCCGTCGCCCGTCGGGGTCGGCATCTGGTAGCCCGGGCTGGTCATCTTGCCGTCGCGGGCAAGAAGGACGCCGTACCACAGTTCTCCGAACGCTCCGCCGTTGGCGATGACGTTGCCGTTGCCGAACACGTCGCCGGAGTTCCAGTCGGGCGAGGTGGCCTGCACCCGGGCGAACGTGACGTCGGTGTCGCGGAATGCGGCCCTGAGAACCATCTCCTCTGCCCACTGCTGGATGGGCAGGGCGGGGTCCTCGGTCAGGCCGACCGGATTGCCGACCGTGTTGATCGTGCCGCTCGGCACCGTGGCGAGAGCGAAGTCGACGAGTTGCTTGACCGTCACTCGCTGCGTGGTGCCGCCGTTGACGACCGGGATGAGGCCGGTCGGCTGGGCGGTGCCCGCGGGCAGTTGTGTGATTCGGACGTCGGCCATCGCTACGGGTTGTTCTGTTCGGTCCGGAGTTTGTCAGCCTTCTCGGTGTTGATCACCTCGCCAGTCTCGGCGAGGATGCGGTGCGTCTCGATGACCGGCGGCGGTGGCGGAACGTAGCCCCCGTTGCGTCGTTCAAGCGGCGGCGCGAGGAAGCGGTCGCTCACGGCTCACCCCTTCACGCAGAGAGTTCCCTCCACGTCGGCTCCCCGCACCACGATGTATGGGGCGGCATAGACGGCGGTCGGGAAGGCGTACGCCTTGCCAGCCGCCACGGCGACCGTGCAGGGCTGGGCCTCCTCGTTGATCAGCGGGGACGGCTCGTCGCCGGGCTTCCCCACGACACAGAGTTCGAGCGTGCCGCCGCCGGTCTCGACGATCAGGATGGCGCCCGAGACGGCGGAGAACTGCACGACGGTGCCGCTGCCGTCGGCGGCAAACTTCACCGGGTACGATCCGCCGCCGCGCTTGACTACAGGGGGCATGCCAGCCTCTCCGTGGGTGCTACGCCCTTGTTATGGCGTCGGCCACGGCAGGCCCAGCATCACTTGCCCTTGCGCTTCCAGTGCGGCGTGTGCTTGTCCCGAACGCGCTGCTCCGCGGCCTTTCTCGTCAGGCCGGGATCGGCTGCCATCTCTTTCCGGGCCAGTTCTCGGACGAGACGCGGATTGAGCCCAGCGGCCCGCTGGGGCGGGGCAACACCCTCGGGCGGCGTGTAAGTCACCTGCCCGCGGACCTCCAGCCGACGCTTCTTGGCGACTCGGAGGAGATCGTCCTTGCCGCTGATCCATGCGTGCGGGTCGAGGTGCGCCCGGGAGTCCGCGATCCCGCCGTGGTAGTAGCGGCCCTCCGTGACGATACCAGCCTTCTTGGCCTCCCGCAGCATCCACTGGGCCTGCCGCTTGGGAATCTTGTCGAGCCACTCGGCGTTCTTGCGGCCCTGCATGAACGAGTCGTCCGTGCCGTGGATGCCCGGCGCGATCTGGAGCGCGCACATCTCGGCGAACCGCGGCGTCTGGCCGTCGGCGATCATCTTCCGGTAGTGCTGTTGCGCCTCGGGCGAAGCGGACGCGATCTCAAACGGGAGGTCCATTCGGGGGTTCCTCGGGGTTGGTCGGGGCCTCCCCGCCGCCTTCAACGCCATCCGGTGGAGGGGGGCCGGGAACTGGCGGAGGCGGCGGGGGAGGCGGGATCAGGAAGGGGGTGGCGTCGAGGTCGTTGGCCTTGGCCCAAGCGTCGATCAGTGCGTTCATCGGACCGACGACCCCGGCGCCCACCAGCGGCTGGAGCAACGGGCCAAGGGTCTGGAACGCCATCGCCATGCGGTCCATCTCCGCCTGCTTGTTGAGGCGACGGGCCGAGCCGCTCGCGATGGTGTACTCGTACTCGCGCGTGATGGACGAGAAGTTCATCCCATCCTTGGGCGTGACGTGCATGGCCCACGCCTCGGCGCCGAGCGGACCGAGCACCGGGGACACGTCCTGCGGGCGCAGCAGCCATCGGGCGGCCATCGCTTCCTTGCGGGCGACCCGGGACATGAAGTCCTCGAAGTTTTGGGCCATGTCGTCGGGCCGGATCGACAGGTTGTCCTGCTTGACCTGCGCCTCACTGGCCGAGCGCATCTGGTTCCGCGTGGAGCCGTACACGAGTTCGGTGAGACCGACTCGTTTGTCGAACTGCTCCGCCACGGCGGCCAAAATGTCCCACATGTCCCGCGTCACGCCGGGGACGGCGAAGACCGATACGATGTCGCTGACCGATCGTCCGAGCGACTCGCTGATCTCCAGCAGTTTGAAGCCGTTCTCCGACGGGGCGAGGAGTTGGTCCTTGATGTCCGAGTCCGCCGCCTTCGACACGCCGATGATCGTCTCGCACGACGTGGCGATGCGAGTCATCAGGAAGGACATTCCCCAGTTCAGGAATCGAAGTTCCCCGATCCCCGGGCGGATGTGGCTCACGGGCCAGAGCGCGTTCGGCTTGCGGTGGGGCGCGAACATCTCGAACGGCCAGCCGCCGTTGTCAGCCCACAGCGGAATGGGCCACGAGGTCCGGATGCGCAGGGACTGCGGCATGCCCTCCTCGTCCAGTTCCTCATCCAGAGCGGATGGCGGGACGTTGAGCGGGTAGTCCACGCCCTCTGCGACCACGATGTAGCAGTTGTCGCCCAGCGGATCGAACACGCCGCGGTCGCTCTTCTTGGCGTCCTTGAGGCGGTCGCCGAAGCCGCACTTGCTCCAGACCTTGTAGAAGGTCACGAGGTCGTTCGTCTTCCCGGTGCGCTTCTTGCCCGACCGGGAGTCGCCCGTCTTTTCGTCGGTGTGTCGGGACGTCGAGTCGTACGACTCCAAGTTCGCCTTGAGGTCCGCTCGCTGGAGGCCGAACATGCGGGCCGCCTGATCGATCGGGAGCACGCACTTCTTGGCGCACCATGTGATCTCCTCGATCACCTGCGCGTCCGGGTCCAGAAGCAGGTTGTCGACCGAGTCGAAGAACGATCCGATGACGAGGGTCGGCTCGGCGGGCGGAATGTTCTGCTGCTCGACGGCCTCGGTCCACAGCACGCCGCCGCCCTTGATGAGGGCCTCGTCCACCACCTGACGCCCATGGGAGATCAGGTTGTTCTCGATGGGCGTCCAGTTCAGGTACGCCTGCATCAACTCGGCGACCATGCGCTTCGTCTGGTCCGCTGCGTCGATCGCCTGCGAAGCCTCGATGAACTGCATGACCCGTGGGTCCGGCATCGGCTGCCCGGTCATCGGGTCGACTTGGTACGCCTCCGGGTCGACGCCCACCATCTGCGGCGGGATCACCGGGAACTTCCGCGGGGTCACCGTGCGGACCGGGTTGCGGTTGTAGATGACCGCGCCGATGAGTTTCACGACCTCCCACACGCGGTTCACGGTGAGGCGAAACGCGGGCGCCGGGGTGGGGCGCGACATGAGGGTGAGGCCGCGGTTGCTGTTCTCAAAGAACCACCGGGGACCGCCGTCGAAGAAGTGCATCGCCTCGCGGGCGTCGGAGTCGAAGGCGGACTTGGCCTTCTTCGCAGACGAGATTTTCTTCAGCCACGCCTGCGCGATCGGCTTCAGTGGCGAGGCAGGGTTCAGGGGAGCCTGCTTGAGGTCCTCCCCGTCGCCCCTGTCCTCCTTGAGATCGTCTTCCGCCATCCGTGGCCTCCACCCTCGTTATGGCGTCACTCGGCCTTCTTGCTGCTCTGCTGGTTCCGGGCCAGCACGGAGACGACCTGCGGCATCATGGTCCGCAGTTTCTTCAGCGTCTCCGTTGCCGGGTGGAAGCGCCAGCAGCCCCACTGCCGCCACGCGGAGTTGTCCACGAGACCCGGATCGTCCGCGTGACGCACCGACGGCTTCTCGACGAACCCCTCGTCGGGAGAGAAGGTCAGGATGAACACCGTGTTCACGCCCGGGCGACGGGAGACCCAGCCGATCACCGGGTCCTTCTGGTTCAGGACGTTGCTGTAGAACAGCACCATGTCCCCGAGTTCCACCGTCTGCGTCGGGAAGTCAGACCCACTCGTACTGCTCGACATTCGTCGCCTCCTCGCTTGACGCCTTGGCGTCGGACTCCGGGCCCAAATAGACGCACGCACCCGCCCGGTTCTTGGTCTTGCGCGCGATGTAGTTGATTATCCACTCGGGGGTCGTATCAGACTCGTCCTTTTTCGGAGGCGATCGGTACTTCGGCTCCGTCGCTGCCAAGTACTCCATGCACTGGCATGCATGCACCTCGCCGCGGGTGTTCGGCTCGTCGCTCACCACGGACAGCCCGTTGATGAAGTGGGTCTTCTTCCGGTAGCGCCGCAGTTCCCGCTCAAGGTTCGGGCAGGCCCCGCGCAGCACTCGGAGGCGCGGCTTGCCGTCTGGCCGGATGTGGAGCGCCGTGCGGACCGCGGAGGTCCGGGCCTGAATGTCATCGCAGCCCGCCAAGAACCCCGCCCCCGTCGTCAGGGAGCGCAGTTTGAACAGGCGCATCTGCTCCATGTACTGCTCGACCACGGCCCGGCCGGAGCCGATGTCCGTGATCCGGCCGCCGTGCATGTCGATGATCCACTGGTAGAAGGTCTGGCCCTGCGCCTTCTCGGCGAACTTGGCGCCGAAGATCGCGGCAGAGCACTGCCGGATGTACAGTTCGTCGTAGATCAGCATCATCGAGTTGTCTGGCGGGACGGCCGCGAACAGGGCGGCGGTCACTGAGTGCCCCGGGTCGATGGCGACGTAGCGGGTCCAGTCCGCGGGAACCTGCGAGTCCGGCAGGTCCTCACGCAGGAACCCGTGGACCGACATGGCGAAGTTGGGGTAGACGAGGACGGAGTCCGTGATGAACTCGCCCTCGGCGCGCATCCGGAGCACGTCCTCGCCCTGCGCCGCCCACCGCTCCAGCATCTTGGACTTCTCGGTCGAGTCGATCCAAGCGTTATCGAGAAAGCGCAGCGTGAACTTCTTGATGGTGGTCTCGGCGGTGCCTGCCTCCTCCGCGCGGTCGGCGCGCTCGGATAGGGACAGCAGCGACTCCGACTTCGAGTGGGGCATGGCCGACCAGACCAGCCGCCCCTTCTTGTCGGCGAGCCGGGCCTGCGCCTCGGGGAGGATGTTGTCGTTCCCGACGTCCTCGTCGATGTGGATCAGTGAGGCCGCGTAGCCTTGGGCAGGTTCTCCCTCGGCACTGAAGAACTGGATCTTCCAGCCGTTGTGGAGTTCGATGCTGTTGCAGTAGTTGCTGGACTTCAGCACCCACGAGATGGTCTTGATCATCCGCGGCGGGATCAGCGGCGGCGCGGGCTTCGCGAGGTGCTTGCGGGCCTCATCCGTGGTCGGGTTGAAGGCCCTCCACTTGTTGGTCTGCTCGTCGCGGATGATCTTGAACGCCCCGGCCTTCAGGAGGTAGGGCACTGCCACGAGCCCGATGTGGGTCCAGTTCCGGCCGATGATCACCAGCAGCCCGTCCTTCTCGGGGTACTTGCCGTAGGGGTCCTGTCCCGTGGCGGCGCGAGCGTCCTCGACGAACGTGCAGAGTGACTTTCCGGACCGATTCCCCCCGATCACGAGCGCTTCGCTGGCGCGGCATTTGTGGAACTCGTCCTGCATCGGCGAGGGCGTGTAGAGTTTCAGCGCCTCGATCCGCCGCTCGTTGATCTCGGCCTGTAGTTCCCGCAGGCGATCCTGCGCGAACTTGGACGGCTTACCCGGCGGCTTCGGTAGCGGTTGCATCGACCACCTCCAGTACGGGGGCAGCGGGCGCCGGGAGGCTGATCGAGGCCGCGGCGTCGATCAGTCGTTGCTCGATCTCGGAGTTCAACTCGTCCTCGGTCCAGAACGTGAGGGGCTTCTTCGATCCGCCCTGCTCGGCATTGGTCGTCACGAGGCGGGTCACCATCTCAAGCAGTTTGGTGCGGGCTGCGCTGCCGGGCTTCGCGTCGAAGTACTGCTTCAGCAGCATGCTGGAGAACCCAGCCACGCCACCGAAGTAGTCCATCAACTGCTCAAGCAACTCCGCCGAGTGAGGCACCGTGGCGCCGCCGGACCGGGCCGAGGCGATGAGGGTGTCGACGGCCTTCCCCTCGATCCGCGCCATCTTGCGGGCGCGGGTCTCGTTCCTCTGCTCCCGGGCGACCTTGCGCTTCTTGGCAACGCAGGCGAGGCACATCGTCCTCTGCTTGCGGTACACCGGGAACATGACGTCGTCGTCAGGACGAACGTCACCGCACTCGACGCAGCACTTCTCGCCGGGCCCCACAGGGCACCTCCTCGCGATGGAAACCCGATCGGGAGCGTCCTCCCGACCGGGCCCCGAGCGTCCGGCGAGCGCCGGACTTGTCCTACCCGAGCAGGCCCGACAGCGGGCTCTTGCCCGGGCTGAATCCCCCGCCCCCGATCCGCTGGCCGCCCGCCCCGTACAGGTTCATGCCGGGCGTGTTCTGTGCGCCACCAGCCAGATTGCCCATCACGGAGGCCATCGAGTTGGTCGCGTTGTTCATCGCACCCGTGACGTTCTTCGAGTGCTCCCGCTTCGTGTCCTCGGCGTACATCCCGAGTTGGCGCTGCGTGCCGGAGTCGAACTTCCGGCGGGCAGCCTCCTCTTGGATGGCCCTCTTCTCGAACTGCTGCTGGCGACGGGTGTCGTCGTACGCTCGGCGGCTGGCGGCCTGCTGCGCCTCCCACGCCTCTCGGGCGGCGTACTTCTCTGCCTCGCGGTTGGGGCCGTACATGCCGGTCATCATCTGGCTGGCCGAGAGCATCTGCCCGGTGCCGCGGGTGTCGGTATTGGCGCCGCGGGCGTGCATGGCCGCCTCGTACGCCTGCCGCTCCTGCGCCTGCTGCTGGCGGGCGTAGTAGTCGTCGTACGACTCGTCCCAGTCGGACTCGTAGGTGTCGGCCATGGCTATGCCTGCTCCTTCTTGTTCGGGTCGTGGTACGAGGCGACTCCGCCGCGAGAGACGCTGCCGCTGGACGAACTGCTCTCGCTGTCGATGCGGGTGCCCGGGAGGACCATCTTGCCTTTGTAGAGGCCGCCTTGGCCGCCGGTCGCGGCGAAGCCGTCGAGGTAGTCCTTGAGTTCGGCGATGCGCCTGCCGGTCGCGAGCGAGCCCTCGATGTCCCCTCGGTGAAGGTTGGACAACTGCGATGCCTGTAGGGAGGCCGCTTCGTCGCCGACCTTGTAGGCGGCGTCCTGACCGGAGTGGTCGTAGTTGACGGAGCGAGAGCCGCTTGAGGAAACCTCGCCCCGGCTGCTCAACTCGTTGACGGGTCCGTACTGAAGCATGCGGCTCACCTATGAGAACGGGCGACGGGGCGGCCTCCTGCCATCCCGCCGCCCGCGAGGTCAGTCAGGCCCGGGCCCGACCGAGATCACTTTTCCGTCGGGGTGTCCTTGTTGGCCTTCTCCAGCGCACGGTCCTCGGTGCGGAGAGCCTTGGCGCGCTCCTCGTACTTGGAGGCGTAGAACCGGGACCGCGCGGCCCGCCGCTCCCGACGCATCTCCTGCTTCGACTGCTTGATCTGGTGGCCCAGTTCAAGGCGGTCGCGGGCGTCGGTGTGGTCGACCGTGTCACCAGCGAACGCCATCGGGGCGAAGGCCAGCAGCAGGGCGCCGATCAGGAATCGCTTCATGGGGGTCACCTTGGGTCAGGGGATCGTCGGGGTCGTCGGGGTCGCGTCGGTGTCGGCGGTCGGGTCGACGACCACCTCGACCTCTTCCTCGGTGCCGTCGGCGAGGAGTCGCGTGACGGGCACCGCGGTGCCGTTGACGACGTTGATCCGCTGCCGCTTGTTCGTGGCCGGGTCCGTGTACGGACCCTGAATCACGAGCCAGCAGACCTCGCCGGGCTCGCAGCCGCCGAGGGCGTCCGCGCCGGTGCCGGTCACCTTCGGCAGGTACTCGTCGACCACGCCCTTGTAGCCCGCCACCGTCTTGGCCGCGCCGGGCGCCCACGGGGTCGTGCCCGGGGCGTCGGGGTTGCGGACGGCGAGGCAGGTCACGATCTCGGGCGACAGGACGGCGCCCGTCTTCGCGTGGACGTCGGTGAACTCCTTCGTGGTCAGCACGACGGAGGCACCCGTGACGGTCGGGTCGGTCTTCTCGATGGGGTGATTCCACCGAGCACCGAGGACATGGCCGCGACCGAAGCCGGGATCGAACGTGTAGGACATGAGGCGAACCTTTCCTTGGGAGAGTGGGGGGTCAGGCAGCCGCGACCAACTTGAAGAAGTTGCGCGGCGAGACGAAGCGCATGTTGGCGAGGACGGACGCCACGTAGCGGTACGACTGGTTCGATTCCGAGTAGTACGGTCCCTCCGCCGTGATCAACTGTCCCTCCATGCAGTGGAGGTACATGTTGGCGATCGACAGGCCGTAGCCGCAGCCCGTGGGCACCGCGTACTCCGTGCTGATCTCGACGCCGTCCTGCTCGAACACGTCCGAGAAGCCGTAGGACTTCAGGCCGTTCGTCCGCGTGACGATCGTGCGCTCCTTCGAGTCGAGCCGGTTCATGTAGTCGATGAACATGCGCCGGTCGAGCATCACGAGGTCGATGGCCGACTCCTTCGTGTCGTTGCGCTTCGACTGGTGGACGCCCTCGCGGACGGCCTCGACGCACTGGTCCTTCCACGTCGGGGTCTCGCCCTTGAAGAACGAGGACGTGTAGTTGACGATGATCGGGGAGTAGTAGTCATACTCAGGGTCGCACGCGACGTTCGGCCACGATCCCTTCTCCAACTGCGAACCGGCTTCGGCGCCGAGTTCGGTGGAGAGCGTGGCGTAGGTGTCCTTCGCCCAGCAGAACGGGTCCTCGGGGCGGGCAGTCTTCTCCTGCGCGCCGGTGTCGACGTTCACCGTGCCTTCGTACTGGAACATGGAGTCGAGGCCGTTGAACCGCAACTCGTTCCCGACGGCGTCCCCGTTGACGTACACCTCACGCGCGAGGTGCTGCTCCATCGACTCCTGAAGACGCGAGGCCATCTTCCCGGCGACGTTGATGAGCGCCTGCTGGCCGCGGTTCTCCAGCATCTCCCGACGGTAGATCGCGTCGGTGACCTGATAGCCGCGCCAATCGAGTTTCGCGGTCTTCCAGAGGTTCTGGCGCGCGAAGGTCCGAGCCGTCGTGCCGTCGTTTCCGCTCACCGGCTGGTTGCGGAATCTCACCTCCCACGAGAAGCCCCTGCCTGACTGATTGGTCAGCACGTTGCCCGAGCCTTCGAGCGCGGCGAACACGCGGAACTTGCGAAGGACGGCGATCTCCTCCTCGCGGAGGTAGTTGGTGATCGTCGTCCCGATCGCGCGTGCCCAATCAGTGGCCGATGCCATGCGTGCGTCCTTGTGTTGGGGGCTAGATCAGCCCGTCGCCTTCGAGTGTCAGTCGCAGTCGTTCCTCGAACGATGTCCCGAGGCGCGCTGCCGCGGGACTGTTCGTTGTTGCCCCCGCCCGATTGGCGGTCCGAGACGCGGCACGTCGCAGGTACTCCATGTTGGCCTCCGCGTGAGACTGCCTCGGGGTGGGCGACGGTGCCGCTTGCCGAGTGGTCTGCGGGAGGGCGCTCTGGAATGCCTGCTGCTGTGACTGTCTCGCCTGCGCGTCACGAGCCTGATACAGAAGGTCGCGCTCAACCATCTGTAGGGCGTAGTTCCATCGGGCCTCCGGTGAGGAGATGCCCATGGCCTTCGCCTGCTCGATGTAGTTTCTGGCTGCCTCGCCCTCCGGTGAGACATTCCCGCTCTGGTCGTACAGCCAGTCGCGGTTCGACTGTTCGAGCGTGGAGACGAACTGATGCCGCTGCATCTCATCGAAACGAGACTGCACGATCTCCTGCGCCTGCTGCTGCGCGAGGCGCGCGACCATGGGGGACAGCGCCTCCTCCGGGTTGGTCAGGAACTTCTCGGCGAAGTCCTGCCGGTACTGGAAGTACTCGGAGATCGCATGCCGGGCATCGATCGGCGCGTGCGGCGAGATGGCATCGCGGCCGTTCTCGTCCTTGACGATGTACCGCTTGTAGGCGTCACGGAGTTGCGGCGGGTTCCACCACGACTCCTGCTTGGGAGCCTGCTGCGGCGGGGCCTGCTGGGGCTGCGGCTGGCTGCGGGACGCCAGCCACTTCTCGTACTCGGGGCGGTCTTCGAGGTACTGCCGGGTGTGAGGCAGGAGTTGCTGGTACTGGGCCAGCGCATGGCTCGCCTGCTTCTCGCGCTCCATCGCCTGATAGAGGCGAACGGCGATCTCCCGGTCGTCCTCGACGCCTTGGAAGTCGGGCAGCGATCGGAAGGCCGAGAAGATGCTCTGCTCCGGCGGCCCCTCGTCGGCTTGCGGCTCGGGATCGACCTCGGGGGCCTCCTGCTCGGGGGCCTCGTTCTCGATCTCCGGCAGGTTTTCATCCTCGACCGGACCGTCCGACATGACCTCTTCGTCGCTCATGCTGCTCCTCGCTCGGGGTTACTTGAAGACCTGCGTGCCGTACGGCTGACCGTCGTTCGTCATCACCACGCCGACGCCGATCTCGCTGTAGTTCGGGTTCAGCATGTTGCGGCGGTGCCCGGGCGAGGCATACCACGCCTCGACCATGGCCTCGGGCGACTTGTAGTTCCAGATGACGTTCTCGCCCCACCCGGCGGCGCCGCTGTGGTACATGCGCCGCTGTCTGGCCTGCGTGCCGCTCCAGCCGCGGGCGAACTTCATCGCCTTCTCGGTGACCTTCAGCGGACGCAGCCCGTGACGTCTCCGGATGGCGTTGGTCAGGTCGACGACCTTGTACTCCCACGCACTGCCGACGGTGACTCGACGGCACACGCCGCCGTTGCACTCGGTCCTGATCAGCCTGTTCTCTGCGGTCGCTGCTTGGCAGAGTGCCAGAGCGACCAGCACGACGATTGCGTGCCGCATGGTTGCCTCCTGCTCGATTGGGGCGCCTTGTTTATGGCGACGACCGCAGCGAGTGAGACATAAGGAGTTCATGGGAAATCCGAACCAAGCACACGTCGACAGCGGGCTCGCCCTGACCCGCAAGCACCTGACCGATGTCGTAGGGCGATACCTGCCCGACGAGCCCGACCTCGGCCCCGACCAGATCGCGTCCATCCTGCTCGGCGAGCCGGACCATCCGATGCGGGGCTACCTCGTTGAGGCCCTCGACGATGCGATGGTGGCGGCATCGCAGGGCCACTCGCCGGGCATCACCGCAGACGAGCGCGCAGCCGCGGGCGGCAACTCCGTGCTGCCCGACTACCTACTCGGCGAGGGAGACCAGCGGCTCTACGGAGTGCTGCGGGACAGCAACCTTCTGAACGCGGTCGTCGGCCGCAAGCCGGTGGCGACGGCCCGTGATCTGGAGAAGGCCAACTACCGAACTGCCGAGGATGGCTCGGTAGTTCCCGATCGGCCTTGGAGCCCCCCTTGGTACGGCGTCGAGCCGTCCGCGGAGCAGCAGAAGTTTGCCTCCGACTACCGCCTC